AGGCCGTCCATGATTGACCCCAAAGCGTTGTCCGCGTCAGGCTTTGTTGGGCATGGGACCCGCTCTGGAACCCACAACTCCTTTGAGCAGGTCGATGGTCGGCTCTTTGGGCGCGACTTGTATGTGTCCACCGTGAGTTTGATCGGGCGGTCAATGGCCGGACGCCCCTTCATTGCGTACTGAGCCACAGTGGAGACCTTCTTGAGGTACGCCTTGTATTTCTTTGGCATGAAGGTTCCGTGCATTGTCACCCGAGGCCGGGCCTTCCCGACCGGGTCCCCTGGGACTGTGATCTGGAAAACCGTGGTCACGGTGAGCCCCACTCACTGAACTGCGGCAGGTCTGCTGGGTCGATGTCCAGCGCATCAATAATGGCCATGAGGACACTGTCCCCAGGCACTTTCCCGGCCTCTATCTGGCAAAGATATGGCTGAGTCACGCCAATAATATTCGAAAGCTCGATTTGGGTAAGGCATCTGCCGGTCCGGCGTCGTCGGATCAGCCTGCCAAGCTGCTTCCCGGCGGGCTCCTTGGCAAGGAGCCCCGCGAACCAAGGGTTATTCATGATTGATATCTCCAGTGGGTACTGTTATAGTCAACCCCGACAGGAGAAGTCCAGTAATGAGCTGCGAAGTATATGACCGACGGTCGACCCTCGGCTCCAGCGACATAGCAAAAGTCCTCGGCCTTTCCAGCTGGGGAGATGCTTGGGATGTCTGGCTCGAAAAGACCGGAAGGACCGAGACCTCGGAGGGCTTCAGTGGAGACCAGGCCGCAGGCAACATGATGGAAGACGCGGTTGCCCGCGAGATGGGCAAACGCATGGATCTCATCTTTGATCCCGGTCCAGCCCTTTCCGAGCCTCCAAACATCGGGGAAGAGCCGTGGATGAGCGCAAGAGTCGACTTCCGTGGGCGCGTGTGGAAGGGGCGAAGCTGGAAGTGCGGCTTGGAAGTCAAGACCCTGAGGTCGTTTGGCGATGATTGGGGCCCTGACGGCTCGGACCTGTTTCCGCCAGACAAGGCGGCGCAGGTCGTCTGGCAGCAGGCTGTCGACGACTCATACCCATTCACCATGCTCGCTGCGTGGGGTTGGTCGAGCTACGAGCTACGGACCTACCGCATTGAGCGAGACAAGTCCGTTGAGAAGGCGCTCGTCGAGCGCATGAGGGGCTGGTGGCACGACTATGTCGAGAAGGACACCCCTCCTCCGGTCACCGGCTCAAAGGGATGTAGCAGCGGACTGGCAAAGCTGTTCCCGACTCCGAAGAAGAAGACCTACCGTGGAGCATCCGACCTCGAAATCCGGCTTGTCGACGCCTACAAGCGGCAGGTTGACGCAGAGAAGTCCGCGCAGAAAGAAAAGAGAGAACTCGGGAACCTGATCAAGCAAGCCATCGGCTCAGACTACGGTCTGAAGGCAGAGAACGGCAGCCCCATCATCATTTGCTACCACCAGGGCAAGGGCAAGCGCCTAAAGCCACTCCAACAGGATGAATCTGAATGAGCAACGCCGTTGTAAAGTTCGAGGCCACTCTCGCGCAAGTCATGCCGAAGGTTCGGGCTGGGTTTCCAATGTCCATCCCGGACGACAAGCTCCAGCGGGCCACTGACCGCCTGATGTTTGCCATCAAGGCGTCTGCGACCGCAAACGCCAAGATTTATGACTGCACAGCATCCTCGGTTGCTAACTGCATCTGCCTCTCGGCCCTGACAGGGCTCCTTCCTGGCGGCGCAGTGCCTGTGGTGGACCTCATCCCTCGCCAGCGGTCCTTCAAGGGCCCACGGGGCTGGCAGAAGGCGATGGAACTCAACTGGCAGATCGGCTGGCGTGGATACAAGGCTCTCGGGGAGAAGCTCGGGGCAATCTTGGAGCCCCGTCTGGTATTCAAGACCGACAAGTACGACGTGCGGTTTGGATTGAACCCAGACCTGGTCCATGTTCCAGACCTCGATGGAGACCGGACATGGGAAAACCTCCGTGGCGCGTACATTATTGTTCGTCTGCCTAACGGACACGTCAGCTTCACGGATCTGACCAAGGCAGAGATTGAGAAGCGCCGCGCCGTTTCTCAGGCTTGGCAGTACGACCAGAAGGACAACAAGTCCGCCTCCCCGTGGAGCCAATGGCCACTGGAGATGGCCCTCAAGACCATCGTGTCCTACGCAGCCCGAAGGGGTCTCTTCCCCATCGACGAAGAGTTCACCATGGCGCTGGACCTGGATGGAAGAGAGGCTCCAGACAACGTCCTTGTCTTTGACGCCGAGGCCGAAGAGGTCAAGCCGCCAAAGGCGGAGCCAAAGCCACTGCCCCTCCCAACCGGCATGGGGGCGCTGGACGACGTTCTCAAGGCCGCCCCGGTCCCAGAGCCTATTCCAGCCCACTTCAGTGAACAGCCGCCCCCTGAGCGCGAGCCTGAGCCAAAGGCACCCCAAACTCCTGCGGGGTACAACGGTCCTCAACCAGCCTCAAAGCCGGGACTTTCTCTCGGGGGCGGCTCTCCTGGTGTCAGTCCCGCCGCAATCCAGGCTGCCGAGCAGCGCATCCCGTCGGACTCCGTCGCTTCTATCCGGAAGGATCTTGGTATCCGAAAGAACGCCCGGCTGGACGCAATGGAGGAAGACGCGAAGATGACCTACCTCGACTGGCTGGAGTCCGAATACGCGGAAATCCACCCAGAATAGGCGTTCTAACTCGTCACCGCAGACTGGACGCCAACAGCGTGGGCCTCAAACAGCGTCAGCCCGGACAGGTCGTCTTGAACAGTCAGGACGAGGCTGTCCAGGCTGTTTGGCCTGATGGTTATCGGCTTCGGCCAGCTTATTGTCGCAACAAGCTGGTCTGTTCCGGCTGCAATCCCATCGGTCTTGCCGACAATCTTGACCCCTGATCCGGACCAGGACGTGTACCTGTAAAGGTCAATGATCTTCTTGACCGGAGCAGGGAAGACCTCCACCGAGACTCTCGGGGAGCCCTTCTTCTCTGTCAGCTTGACGCCGTTTGTGAGGGCACCTGAAGCACCAAACACCCGAAGCTCTGAGGCTGTGGCGAGGTCCATGCCAGACGAGTGGATGGTAAGGATCAGATCCGTCACCTCATAAGTGACTCTGCGCGGCGGACTCAAAGTAAACTCAACGGCGGTCGATGAACCATTCACGTTCATCGCTGCACTGCTTGAGCTGTTGAGCAGCTGCTTGCTCAACAAGCGGTAGTTCTTTCCCATTAGCCTTCTTCAGACGCCTCTTCTGCGCCTTCGAGGGCTTCCTCTGCCGCGTCCTTCAGGCCTTCTGCTGCTTCAGCGATGGCCTGTCCGCCCTTCCAGGCCTTGGCGAAGTCCTCGGCGCCAATGCCGAGGACACCTGCGACTCCGAGGTTCTGGATGGTCTCCAGGCTCTCTGCTCCAAGGGGCACCCCCATGAAGTCAGCAAGCGCAACAAGAAGTGTGGTCGCGAGAACGATGAGTAGGCGTCGGCTTCCATAGTCCTTCATGATGCCCTCCGGGCTGCTCGGCGGGCCTGACGGGCCGCACGTCGTTCTTGTCTGTTGGCCTTGCGCTCGGCGCGAGCCTCGGGCGCCATGATCTTAGCCACAATGGCCTGGCCAATGGCGATCCCCTTGGTGATCACTTTGTCGTCGATGGCCTCAAGAGCCGCCCCCCAGGGGCCGCCGAGGAGGGACTCGAAGTCCAGCAAGTCGTCGGCGAGAGAGCCAATCATCTCGGCAGTCTGGTTGGGGCTAATGCCCAAATCCAGCAGGCCATCGGCGTGGTCCTCCAGCGTCTCAATGAGGTCGCCAGACAGGTCATCGAGAGCAGGAAGCTCTGAAATATCAAGGATTTCCATTCTATCTCTTTGTCTTTGACTTGGCCTTAGGCCTTTTAGGCGAGGAGTAGCCCTTCTTTGCAGCAGGCTTTGGCTTCATCTTGGATGGCTTCTTATAGGGCACTTCACTTCACCTCAAGGTAGCTAAGGATCCCAGCGGCAAGAGCCTCGCCAACCCGGACAAGGCCATCAGCATACCAAAGGTGTCGATTGTCGGCACCGTCGATGAAGCCTGGTTCAAAGCAGATGCCTGAGAGATTAGCCGGGCCTTCGTAGACCCCGCTGATCGTGTTGTAGGCATTCCCCCAAAGAGAGGCGCTCGCCGCTTCGCTTCGGGACTTGCCTACCAGCTTCCCAAGCTCAGCCGACACCGCATCCGACAGGTACTCCCCTGCGCTGCTGCGGCTGTCGTAGCAGACGAGCCCATAAGAACCGCCACCTGCATTCACATGGCAGGCGACGTAGACGCACTTCCCGGTCACAGCCTTTGCGGCTTCCCGGACATAGGCATGGCGGGCACCGTACCAGCCGTAAGCCAAGACAAGCGCGGGAATGCCCGCAAGCTCCAAAGCGGCCTTGGCGGCATTGATGTAGGCGCTCGAAAGGTCCGTCTCCCGAAGCCCCTCGAAGCTGGCGCCATGGTCATCCTTCCCTGGCTTCCCGTGGTGCTGCCAGTCGAGAATGACGTAGTCGCTCATGGGGCGACCGACGGCCCGAAGACAGGCACCGGAGCGAGTATCATGTCCCCGGAGTCGTCGGCGATCTCCGACGTCTCCAGCGAGACGAGTGCGGGCTGCTGCCGTTCCTGGTGAGCCTGCATCGCCCTCATCAGCAGATCGATGTCGATGGTCCGCACGTCCTCGGACATCGCCTCCAGCTCTCCCATCAGCTCCTCGTGGGCCTCCTCTGCCGCAGCTTCCGGGGAGAGAACAACCTCTCTGCCTTCGGCGGGCTCGCCTGCGGTCGACACAGTGACAGCGAGGAGGAGGGAGAACATGGCTTACTCCAGGACGGTGATAGATGAGCAGCTCTCAGGCAGTGTAGGACATGGCCCCTCTATCTGTCCGATAGCGACTTTCAAAGAGCACACCTCGATCCGCCCTGCTCGGACCTCGCACAACGCCTCGCCGTGCTGCCGCTGGGTCGCAAAGGGAAAGTCTTCGGGATCGACATAGCCGGCATCTACGACGTAGTTGACCGCCATCGTGGACCCAAAGAGCACACTTGCAAGCCAGACCACCACGCGGGTCGGCTCATTCTTGATCGTCCACCAGAGCCACGCCCAGGCATCCTGCCGCCACTGGATGAAGCGGTCGACGCCCTCGGGGCGACCCTTTTCCTCACGAGCATCGAGGGCGGTCTCCAGGGCGTTCAGCATTTGCTCTTCGGTGAGGCCCTCCGGCTTGGGAGGCTTAGCCCAGACCGCTGTCTGCTTCTTGTCGTCTTCGGACATTGGGCACCCGCTATGTCTGCTGGCGCCAGCGCCACCCCACGCGCACGTTCGTCCAGGTGATCGTCTGGGTAGGTGAGGTATCGATGTGGCTGAGGACGATCCCGATGTGGATGCCGTTCTGGTATCCGCCGGAGCTTTGGGACGTGTGGACGAGGTGCTGAACTCCGGGATTAGTCCCGGTGTCGTAGCAGCTGAGCCAAGTCTCATCGCCCTTGAGCACCCCCAGGCCCTCATCAAACACCGTGGTTAGCTCGGCATAACCGGCGGAGCCTGCGAGGGCGGCGCTCAAGGTG